TTGATACAACGTTGATCATGGGTAAAACATTATCGATCAAATACGTTGTTGATTTTAACACCGGCAAATGTACGGCGTACATCATGGCCGACGGTGTGATCATATTCACGCATGACGGTATTATTGGAATTGATATTCCGTTAGGTGCGCGAAACGGCGCGGAAATCGGCCGGACCCTATTGAAAACCGGAATCGAAACGACCGCGGGCGCGTCGTCGGTTATAGGGTCCGCGGTATCGACCGGAGCGACGGCCGCAGGAAAAACGGTCGCCGGCGTAACCGGAACGATCAGCGGCGCGGCGTCATGGGCGGCGTCAACCGGCGTTGCGGCTATCGGTGCGACACAATCCCACGTTATACACAAGGGGTCAACCGGTACGGCGTCCAATGCGTTGTACGCGCCAACACATTGTTATTTGATCATCACGCGGCCCGTGGTAAACATACCCGATGATTATAACAAAATCGTCGGCCGTCCGTCGGCCATGTCGGCCGTGTTGGGATCGCTTACCGGTTACACGGAAATTGACGACGTACACCTTGAAAACATCACAACGGCAACGTTGGACGAATTGCAGGAAATCAAATCGCTTTTGAAAACGGGGGTTATTTTATGACAAACAATGAATTTGTAGCAAAACTAAAAAAGACGTTGACCATTCCCACGTTTTACGTCATGGGCGGTTTTGGCGCACGTTTGGGCCTTGACTACGTAAATTATAATTACCAATATAATAAGGATCACCGGACCGACATTGAAAAGCATTATAATACAAACCCGTTGACGTTCGGATTTGATTGTGTTTGTTTGGTCAAAAGCGTCATGTTTTGGAATTTTCGCGGTGATCCCGCGGCCGAATTCGGCGGGGCAAAATACGACAAATCAAACGACATCACCGTTTCGGCGTTTAAAAAATCATGTAAAACAATTTCAACCGATTTTGATAATATTGAAATTGGGGAATTGTTATTCATCGGATCATCGCACGTCGGTGTCTATATCGGAAACGGTGAAGTTATCGAAAGCACACCCGCATGGAAAAGCGGCGTACAACGTACGTTGTTACCGTGGCGCAATTCGACCAATTACGAAAAATTGCCGGTCCGCGCATGGGACACACACGGTAAAACGTCATATTTAGAATACACGTCACCGGCCGCCGTTGATACGGCCGAAATTGAAACGTTGCGTCAGCGCAACAGGGAATTGACCGCGGAAAACAAGAAACTAAAAGAAAAGATCAACGCGGCGTTGGGGGTGTTATCATGAATGAATATATCGTTGCCGTCATTGTCGGGTGTTTATCGTTTGCCGGTACGGTGATCACGTCGTTTTTTGCCAATAGGAAAACAAACACGATCACGCAAATGAAAATTGACAATCTTGAAAAAGAGGTCAAACAACACAACGCCGTGTTTGAACGCATTTATAAAATCGAAAATGATATTGTGCGAATTGACACAAAATTGAATGATATTGAAAAGGGGCTGAAAAAATGACATTAAAAGATATTTTAAGAAAAATTACATCGCGAAAATTTTTCGCCATGCTTTCCGTTTTGATCATTTCTGTTTTGCTTTTATTCCGTGTTGACGCGACCGTCGTTGAAAAGATCGGCGCGGCCGTTGTCATGTTGGGTGACGTTGTCGCGTATGTGTTCGCTGAATCGATCGCGGACGCGGCCCGCGCAAAAAAAATCGAACAGGATGACGAAAAAGACGATTGACAAACCTTTTTGTTTATTCATATTTCCTTTCGTTCGTGGTGTCGGTTATGGCCGACACCATTTTTTAATTGTTACACCATTCTAAATAATTTCTGACTACTTCCCCGACGGCGTTTGATGAATAGAACACTTTATCACGTATAAAATACGCGGCGATTTTCTTTTCAAACGGTGTTGTCGGTTTTGTCAGTTTACGACGATAATTCGGACGCGATGAAAATTCCGTCGTGTAAATCAAATCGTTGTCGGTGTCTTTCAACGGTGTTGTTTTTGGATGTATGAAAATAAAATTGTGTTCGTCTTTTGATACCACTTCACAATGTAATATCTCCCGCTGAAAGATAATGAAAAAATTAAATATAATATCTTTTGGCGCGTACTTAATAGGACAGTGCGGGTATATACCTATTTCCCACGATCCCGTGGTCACCATTTTGAGACGGGGATTTTCAAAAGCGAAATAATGATCGGACGGCTTGCCGGCGGCGTTTGGCTTGCAATATTCGACGGCGACCGTCAATTTTGTGTTGCCGTATGTGTAAACACTTATTTCGCCTTGCGTCATATTCGGAACGTGGGTCAATCCCATTTCGTCAAAATACGGACAGTATTTATTGATCGTGTTGCCCAACATGAAAATTTTAACGTCGTCACGGTCACGAATGATTGTTGACAATGTATTCATAAACAACACGAATTCATCCGGTAAATACCCGTTTCGTGTTATCACTTCATCGAAAACGACCGTCGTAATATTTGGGTACGCCGTCGATTTATCATGTGATTCGGCGGTTAAGGCGAAACCGTACGCGAACGGCGTTTCATCAATGATTCGATTTGTTTTCCCTTTTTGATCTTCTTCAAACCTGCACAAAAACCAACGGGAGCCGTAATAATAAACATTGGTCCATGTGCCTTTGGTCAACCGTGATATTTCACCTGTCGAAACCAACGCGTCAAACATGGTCGCGCCGCGCTTGCCGGTAAAATCGTCTTGCCAACGCCGAACGACGGCGAATTGTTTATGATTTTTGGCGTACTGTTCTACGCCGTATTGTAAACACGCGAATGTTTTACCGTTCGACCGTTCGCCAAATATAAAATTATACGTTGCGTTACGCGACAATATATTTTTAAGTGAATAATATTTGCCCATTTATTCGTACCTTTCCCAAATACCTAAACAATAGTTTTTGAATTCTTCCGCAATCGAAAGTGAATAATCAGCATTTTCCAAATGCACGGCCGACGGTGCCAAAAATGCGTACGGAACGCCCATATAATCATAAACAACGCCGCGTCGTTCATCGTCAATGTATGTGTGCGTTTTCTTTCCGGTATATTCCGGTGGGATGTATAATTCATCGTTGAATTTGTCGAACGGTGAATTGTATTCTTTGCCGGTCCTGTCATAATACCACCCGTCACACAAAAACGGGACCGTTTCGTGTTTGTTCAATCCGGAAACCGTGATGTTGATAATACCGTCGTGTTCGATCATGTATCTTTTCGCGCCTAATGTTTTAAACCGATTATAAAAGCCGTCAAAATCCCAAACACCCAACGGTTTTGTTTTACCGTCTTTCGTTTTTGGCGCGGCCATTTCCGGCGGTATATCTTGCGTCGTCAATGCTTTCTCGATCTTTCGTGTAATATATTTATTGTATAAATCAATATATTGTTGATGATCGGCCGCGTTGATTATTTTAATTGAATCCGTGTCCGAATAAATGTAATCGGATTTACATTCATAAATGCCGGTGAACAAATTATATCGTGCGTACGCCGTAACAAACACGCCCCACGCATATGACAAAAAACGATTTTTTGAATTGTTGTATTCTTCAATACATTTCGCGGTGTCCGGCTCCGGTATCACTTCCGGCCATTCGCCCGCATACGTTATTTCGGGTCGTACCGGATCGGTGACCGTCATACCATAACACGCGTTAAGTTGTTCTTTTGCGGCCATGTATTCAACCTCTTTTCCTGCGACGCCTTTTAATTCGGTCTTATCTTTGTATAATTTAAGGATCGACAACACGAAATCCCGCGGAAGATAATTCCGCATATATAAAAGAAAATTACCGACGCGGCACGATTTCCACGTGTAAAATTTCCGGATGATCTCAAAATCCGGATTTGTAACCGTCGTTCTGATCACGTCGGCGCGTACAATTCGCCCGTTGGCCGTTTGTACGTTTTCATGATACCAACAACGCGAATAAGATATATAATTATCAAACGTGACCCGCGATTCAAGGCCCGTAAATTCAACGTCAAACACGCAACAATATAATTTCAAATATTTTTCAAATTGATCACGCGACGTTATTTCTACATATTCACCCGTCGACATTGGAAACTGCTCCGCGATCATCACGGCCGGGTACGATGACGTGAAATCATACGACGTGACGTTGTTGACTATTTTTCCCATATACCACGGGTTTGAATGTGTGAAACCGCCCTGAAACGCCCTTTTTAATTGTTTATACTCTTTTACGGTTAACGTTAGACGTTTCATTATGTCCATATAATTATAACGTTTATAGTTAGCCATAAAAACACATTTTCCGACAATATTGACGGACATAACCGGTTTTCGTGTGCGGTATTTTGGCGATGTTGCCGTCAAAAATAATTCGTTCCTGTATGTACGCGACAACGATTTGAACGTCATTGACGCAGTATTGAATTTCACGATCCGTCAAAGGCGTCAACGGCGTCCGGATCAAATCATAATTTAATTCGCCTTTTAATTTTGATATTTTAATTTCCGTTAAATTTTTTGCAACGGTCGCAAGGGAATAACCCGAAAGCACGTACGAACAACGAAATTCGACGCCGCGATCAGTACAC